CGTATCTTGGATTGGCTGGTAATAAATTAACATCGATACCAAAAGAGATCGGTAAGCTTAAAAAACTCGATGTACTTTTTTTAGGCTTTAATAAGTTAACCTCGTTACCAGATGAGATCGGTCGTCTTCCAAAATTGACATCCATTTATATACATAGTAACCCAAACCTTAGAATCATACCAAAATCACTTGATCGATCTGGTTTAAGCATTACTAAGAGTAGTTGGACACGTTTTGAACATATACCACTTAGACCTGTACAACGTAGAAACGTACCCCTAAACACTAATCGTAACGATCCTATATCTGGGTATATTTTTAGTGTCGGTAATAATGCCTTAAACCTCGGATACAATAAGTATGTAACTGAAAAATCACTTCTAAACTGGATAAAAACGAAAAATAATAAAACTAATATCACTAATATTAACACTTTATACAGTCTTAGTCCAAACACAAATATCGTTGTAAATCCGTTTACACGACAACCATTATTTAGAAGAAACTTAAATTTCGTCAAGTTTGTAAAATCAAACAAACCGAACACACCGAACACTCTCGCGAAAAAACTAAACAATACGAAAATAAATAACAAACCAAACACACCAAACACGCCAAAAACGATAAGAAAAAAGGCGGGTAACGCCGCTCAGAGTAGACGTACTAATGTCAATAATAATAATAACTAATCATTTCTTATACACAAACCTAAATTTACTATACAAATCCGAAACCGGGTTCCCTTTAAGATCTTCCCATAGTGTTAAAGTAAACCCCAAATTTTCCATTCGCGTGAATAACATATCTTTATGTGCGATAGGTTCGACTTTTGGTCCATCGGCATAATACGGCGTATCCGCTAAATGGACGTATAACTTTTCCCCAAAGTTCCCCGAACTCGTATGTTTCATTAGAAAGTAGTTTCCCAACTCATCTTTTACGGGCGTATTCATGATAATCTTATCGGAATTCGGTATGATCCCTATGAATTGACCCCCGGGTTTAAGTCTATTCTTAATTGCTAATAAAGACGTCTCGAATAATTTGGGTGATTCGAATATATAGTGTAACGCAAAGTTATAACATACGACGTCGTATTTCCTTTGTGGACACGCAAATATATCACCTTCGTAAAAATTGACACGTATTTTCATATTCTTTGCGCGCGACTTAGCCTCCTTAAGTGATTCTGGGTTTGGTTCACACATGCTTATATTAGCCCCGGCGTGTTTCCACTTTTGGAGATCACCACCGAATCCACATCCTACATCCAAAATACTGTCGCCTTCGCGGGTAGCCGATTGGATGAGGAGACGCTTAGACTCGTTATGGTACTTACGTATCTCCTCCATTTATCTATAATGGGTTTTCTTTTTTAAGTGATTAAACGGGTGTATATCCATAAACATTACACTTGACCCTTCGGTATCTAAATGAATGTTCTGTAAACAAACATAGCTTCTGGTCTCTTTTCGGGGTCACCGTATCCCATTGATTTTAGATACTGATGTATCTCTGAGTCTTCAGAGAAATTGTGTATTTCAATAAGAATCGAAGGTTTATGCTTCTTAATAGTTTCAGACGCACCCTTCAAAACCTGTAACTCGTGACCTTCAACATCAATTTTAATAAACGAAGGAACACCCGTATAGATATCATCTAGTCTTTCGCAATTGACATTTACACCTTCACCTCTCAAGTCATCTTGGTGATGAAAACTAGTTCCACCGTAGTTTATCAGTACATTAGATTGACATCCATGAGATGGTATATGAATTTTTGTAAAAGATTTTTCGTCTGAGAGGGCACATGGAATAACTTGAACCGGGTATCTCAAAGAGTTATTCTTGACATTTAGTTCGACTAATTCATGATACAATGGTTCAAAGGATAGCACAGGACCATAATCTGAAAATAGTAAAGTGTTATAACCAATATTTGCCCCAATGTCAATGATATCTGTACCAGGTTTATGCAGCATACGTACATCGCGTCGCATAAACCTATCCCATTCATGTCCTCGCGCAATCGCTGGTCCTATATATTCGTCGTTTGAAATCACATATACATTGTAAACCCCGTTGTTTACTAGAGTGTAACTTAATTCCATATTTCTTTTAATACAGTGTAAAACTTTAAACATTTTTAAAATGGAGTTATTAAGGTATAAGATTTAATTTTTTTCTCTTTTGTCGATACCAATATTGATATTTTGGACAGTAACCATAAACTTTTCGTTATTTGTTCGTAAACGCTTGATACTTTTTATTAACTCCGAATTACCATATTTACCAATGTGTAATATACTGTTATTTTGAAGTATGTTATTCTCCACGAAATTTAAATATTCAGTTAACCTTTCGTTAAAACATAACATGTATTCCTGTTCATTTTTGGTAATAAATTTACGATACGGTCTCTTAAAAATCATATATTCTGATACATTTTTATAAAAATCATCGTTATTACCAGCATAAAACATATCGATGTAATCCTTTTTACCAACTTTTTCATACGTTTCAATTTCATCCCAGTTTTTTAGGTTTTTTACCATATAGTCTTCCAAATAACATTTTAACAAATCGAAGGCCGAATAACCCATTCTTTTTAATTCGGTGTTATTTTTATGCGATGTACCAAACGATTTTTCCATTATTTTCGTACACGCAAAACACCATAATCGTAAATTATTAGTCTCTCGACCTAATTTAAACCAATATTTAACATGATCTTCTTCACTCGTATCACTGAGTGATATGTAAGGATTTACAAATTGTAGAACGTGGTCGACCACATCCCTGTTTAAAGGTTCTTCTAATTCGCGAACCGCGTTTATTTCTTCGTTCTTTTTAATGTAAGATTCAGGTACCATTTTTGTTATTGTTTTGATTTTACTTTTAAAATGACTTTAACTTAGGTTAAAAAGAAGATTATAATTAATATAAATGAAACCTATTATTAAATGGGTCGGTGGTAAGACACAAATTCTCGATAAAGTTTTGGAAACTTTTCCAAGGGAAATAGAAAATTATCACGAACTATTCGTGGGTGGTGGAAGCGTTCTTTTTGGAATACTCGAAAGTCGAAACATTACCGTAAAAGGTAAAGTATACGCGTACGATAAAAACCAAAAATTAATTAACATGTATAGACAGATTCAAGAGAATCCTAGAGATGTACACGACCATTTACTCGAGCTCTTTACCACGTACGATACGCGAACAGGTACAGATATAAACCGTAAACCTGAAAATGAAGAGGACGGTCTTACATCGAAGGAAAGTTACTATTATTGGATACGTAAAAAGTATAATGAATTGATACCTACGACATCTACACACGCCGCGACATTAATTTTTCTAAACAAGACGTGTTTTAGGGGTGTGTATAGGGAAGGACCGAACGGGTTTAACGTACCGTATGGACACTATAAAACGACGCCGTTAGTGGTATCCTTAGACGAGTTAGTAAAAATACAAGACCTTATAAAAAATGTAGTTTTCAAATGGTGTGATTTTAGGGTCGCGTTCTCACAAACCGTAAACGATGGTGATTTTATATACGCGGACCCACCTTATGCACCTGAAAGTGTTACAAGTTTTGTAGGGTATACGAAGGATGGATTTATAATGGATGATCATAAAGATTTATTTAAATTATTAAAAAGTTCTAAAGTTGATTTTGTAATGTCAAATGCAAAAGTCGATCTCGTAACCAGTAGTTTTAAAGAGTATAAGATAGACGATATTCCCGCGAGACGTGCAATAAATAGTAAAGACCCTTCGTCTATAACAATGGAGGTGCTCGTGCATGGATATGTTCAAAAATAGGACCCCAATCAGTCCTATATTTAGCAGGAAAGTAAACAATTTTTTTCTTCCCCTTGTTCGTGAGTGTTGTTTTACGCATAGCCGCGTTTTCACCTCTCACGTAGAAACACCCAATACCTTCATCGGACATAATTTCATACGTGTCTTCATATCTCGGAGAGTTCCAAAAACATTCGTTTAACATATACGAAAATCTAAAATTTGCATTTGGATACCTTTTTGAGTACTGTTTGAGCTTATGATATCCAAGTCCAATTTTTTCATCTGTACTACCGAAACCTAGCTGATGCTTTTTTTCAATAATATGGATATAATTGTCATATAAACGACGAAACATTCCGTCGGGTTTCAATTTTTTTATATATTCTTTTTCTCCCTTAAACTGTTCGAGATATGTAATAGATTTTCCCTGGTCTATATACACGTAATCATCTCCATGAATCAAAATAAGTTCACCATTTTCGAAATCGGATGTTTCATGTTCAAAGACCTTCCCCCACTTGTTAGTTTTTTCACCTCCTTTTCCGTTTTGTATCATTTTATTAATTTTATATAGATAATATGCCTACTTAGGCTCTACATTTCTCTTCTTCTTCTAATATACTTGAGTATGAACGATAAAATTATAATAATCATAAAAACTTGTGTTATTAAAACGGGGCGTAAAGGTTTTCTCGTTTCAAACGTTTCGTTACAAAAAGATCTTCCGACTTCTATAGCGGCTTCGATACTTGAGTAAGGTGTTTTTCTTTTGGACATCATACCACACAATGCAACTTTAGAAGATGTACCGTAAAATGGAACCTGTCCATACAGACTCAAAACACCCGACGATTGTTCAAATTCCCACTTTTCATTTTTCCAATATGCACCCCACCCTATACGAATATCCGCTGGTTTTTTAATACGTAATTGTTTTATAACTTCACTTTTAAGTGTTTCTGGGTCGGTCGATAAAACTTTTTTAGTGAGATTACATATAACACACGAAACTGTTTTATTGTCACTGAGAACTACGGGTTGTAAATTAAACTCTGTTTCCATAGCATATTCTAAATCACTTTTAGGTAAACGAATTGGTTCGTCGTAATATAATAAAATGTTAATACACCCGTACGTACTTGGTCCAATTTTTTTAAGAGCATCTTTACCCCAATTGTCATCTACAAGTTGTAACGCTTTACTATTGTCTATACATAAAACAAGGAGACCATCTTTTATTATTGTATTGTTTGTAAAAACAGCTTCGTACCCATCTTTTTCGTAATACACTTTTTCAACTTCACTTTCGAACATAAATTTAGCACCTTTATCTACGAGTGCTTTTTGCATTTTATCAGACATGACTTTACCCGAAACTTTTTGAACGTATTGTTTAGACATACCCACGTTATCAAAACTTTTTACAAACTCAAACGCTGACATAGTTTCCCAATTAACACCGTCCATAATTAACGGTAAAGTTTCTATTAAGTTTTTACCCGATTTGGATAACTTTCCAATTGCATCACTGAGACTTATACTCTTGTATTTTGAAGGTTGTGCTAAAACACGTATTGCGAGTGATGTTAGAGTTAAATAATCCAATGGTCTGAGATTTTTCAGGGTTGTTCTGTACACGCGCGTATCCGCCGGTTGAAACATATCGTCCCATTTAATACCCATTTCTTCAAATAAACTATTTGTGTTTACAAATGCATTACCAAAAAGAATTCGGTGTGCGTGTAAATCCCTTTTATCTCCGGAAGGTTCCCACCAAGAACCACCCGCTGATTTTTTACGATCGTATATGATAACTTCGTGGTCTGTTGATTTAAGTATTTCCCACGCGACTGACATACCAGTTGGACCTGAACCTATAATATGAATTCGCATTTATATAAACATACAAATTTTATTTATTAAAATAAGAGTGATGTTGTATAAGCCTAAGTTAAAAAAGAGCTTAAAAAAAAGATACTACATAAACATATAAAACAATGACAACTCTTGAACAAGATTATACGACCGTACCCGGACAATTATACGCGTGTCTTTCTGTAGTAGGACCAGAGGCACCACAAAAAAACGATAAGTTTGGAATTAAAATTAGGGGCGCATTTAATTCCAGGGACGAAGCTGCATCTCATGCGAAACGTCTCCAAAAAGAAGATGCGACTTTTGACATTTACGTTGTCGATATGTACAAATGGTTATTAATTCCACCCGATCCGGTTCAAATCGAAGAAGCGCATTACGCTGACGAAAAGCTCGAGGAATTGATGTCGGGATATAGGGAAAACCAGGCACAAGCCGCCGCTATGTTTTCTGAACGTAAGAGAGATATGATGGCTGTTAAAGCACCAGGTTCCGATACGTATTTCAAGAGCGGTGACGAAAACTCGAAGTTTTATACGAAACCTGATGAACCTCCAATCAGCCACCCCGGTGAAGTATTGGAACGTCTCCAAAAGGAAAAACCTGATGCCGATATGGAAGATCTCGTTAAGGAAGCAGATGAGATTGTTGCTCAGGAAATCAGGGAACGAACTGAAAAACGTGAAGCTGATGCGAAGGAAGCGTTGGAAAATGAGGCTAAAGAAAGAGGATTCAATTCCGTGGAAGCTATGCAAAAGTTTGACGATGAAAAGGCTAAAGCCGAAAATTTGAAAATGGAGGAAGAAGCTAAGAAAGCTCAAGTTGAACTTTCGGAACAGGCGCAGATTAAGGAAGACGATGGTAAAGATGAAGAAGAGGAAGTGACGTCTAAAAATATGGAAAATGTAGACCCGGAGGAGGCGGCGTAAATTAATTTTGTTATTTAAATGTAAGTATGTTGAGTATTATATTAAACATAATCACCATTCTTATTGTTCTCGCAATAATCGTCTTATTTTTAAAATTGTACTATAACGTAAAAAATAAAACGGAAGAAAAAAATGTTACTGCATCCGATGTAGTTCAGGATATTATTAAAGATCCCTTGGTTGTAAGTCGAGCGTATTTTACTGAACCTAAAACTGGTAATATAGGTACATTCAAAGGTCAACAAACTCAATCTCAATACGACTGGGTAAGTGGTAAACCTATCCCGGTCGAAGAATAACTGGTTGCATAGTTTTTCCCATGAAAAATCCTAATAAGAATGCTACAAAAATAATAACATACCCTGTTTTATCTAGATTTGAAAAAATGTCGTTTTTTTCCTGCATTTGTAAAGGAGGGTGGTTATAATATACAGGTGGTGGTTGTACGTGGTCATAATAGGTTTCGTTATGATTATGTTCATCATTACGTTCTTCTAATTCATCACTGTTTTTATTCATGAATTCGTCTGGGTTATACTCAATAGGTGTACCAACTTCAGCTTCCATATATAAAAAAAGTATCTATTTTTTTAAGCTCATTATTACTCATCTTCTTCTTCTTCATCATCCGAATATTCTTCATCTTCGTCTGTATCGTCAACAACAAACCCTTTCAAGTTTCCATTTTCATCTTCATCTGGATCGGTTTCGTATTCATCGTCATTATCTTCGTCGTCTGTACAAAAATCTTCATCGTCTGTCTGTAATAAATCTTCATCTGAATCGTATTCGTCGTCCTTAAAATCGTCTTCAACGTCTTCAAATAATTCTAATCGTTCTGGTGCTTTAGAAACTCTCCCGGATCTTGTTCTTGTTTTTACAACCATAGTATTAATTATTATACAGACATTTCCTTTAACTATTTTACTCACTTTCACGCTGTTCTATAACGTTATATAAATACTCAAAATACGTTCTTAAATCACTAATAATAGTATCTATATCTTCTAATTCGTCCGTATCACCTGACATAGAACTGAGCGATATTTCATTTAAATTTTCTAGTGCCCTGTTTAAATATTTTCTTGATAATTCGGTATTTGTCCTGTGTTCGAGTGCTAATTTGATATTTTCAACGAATTCGCTGTGTATATCTTTATTTAAGCCTGAGTATTTGTAAGATTGTCGTACGAGATTATTTATTTCTGATATGATAATGTTATCGGTATCTCTATTAATTAAAGACGATGCAAAGTATATTACAATAGCTAGAACTACTATAGCTATCATTGCGTATCTATAATTTATATACTATTTTTTCCGGAAGAAAATGTTCGCGAGTTGTACATTTACAAACTTGTTGAATTCTATTTTTTATTATTTTAAAATCTGTATTGTTAGTGTTACATTCACTACACGTATACGTTGTGTTTACTAAATAGTCTTTAGATTTAGATTTAGATTTAGTTTTATTTAATTTTATACTTGTTACATTAAATGTAGCGTCATTTTTTACCATATGTTTATTTATAAACTCTAGAAGTGCAGTATTTATGGTACGATCTATTGTATTATTATTTTCATCATCACTTTTCTTTTTGAAAAAAGATTTATTAGGTGATACATATTTCTTAACTGTACCGTCTTTGTATAAAATATCTACAATTTTAGGTGGTAATTGATGTCTTTTACCTGTAAAATCTTTACAAAACCCATAATGTCTCATAATATCAGTAGTAGAAAAACACTTTTGTGCGATTGTTTCTCCTAGTATATGAAACCATACATGATTAGAATTATGGTTACATTTTTTATTTTCACAATAAAAAGAGTTGGTTGATACTAGAAACTGATTATTAGATTCAAACATTTTTGTGATACGCGAAGTTTTCTGACCTTCGAGGTGTTTGTTTATAAAGTTTTGTAAAAGACATATAACCTCTTGGTCTTTGAATTCATTTTTTATTTCCATTTGTGTAAAAGATGAACCTTCATTTGATTGAAACGTTGTTTTTCCTTCTATAATATTTGGTTTTGTACTTTGACTACGTATCGTTGCCATGTGTAGAAGATTAACATCTGGGTGTGGTAATATAGTTTCGAGTAGCGTGAAAGGACCTTTGTTACCTTTATAAATGAAATAGGGTAAGTATTCACCCTGGATAACTTTACCTGTATTATTACATTCTTTACACCCCTGACCAGAACACTCTTCGTGTTTAGCACGTTTATACGAAAAAGGCATACGAAAACCACTTCCTTTTGTTTTTCTATCTGAACTACCGTATACGGCAGAATCAACGACGTCTTCCCAATTTACTGAACCATACACTAATTTTAGAGTATCTATAACATGTTCCCTTATAGCTATTGCTGAAGATCTATTCACTGTAAAACCTTCCCAGTTTATATGAACACCTGTTTTTATTAATTTATTCGAAACCTTTTTCGGTTCTGCTATAGATATTAAAGCCTGTCCGGCACCTTCAAATTTACCAACTTTATCACAAATAATTTTACATATACTTTCTACTTGATTAAGAGTTAATTCAGTTTCATCTTTATAATCGAGATCTATAAAGAAGTTATAATTTTCAGTTTTTTGTTCAACAACAAAAATCTTCTCTCCTAAAGTATAGACTTCTACACATTTTTCATAAAAATCATTCAATCTATCAAATGGCACGGAAAGGATACCCCCATCCATGAGCACATGTGATACATTGGAGTTGTTTAAGAACCCCTGTTCTCTACACCATTGTTTAAACATGGTATATACTTATAAAGTATTGGTTTTATTTTTTTATATTCATTCACTATCGTAGTGATGTCGCCAAAGTGTTTTTCTAAACGATATTTCTGGATATTGTTCCTGTTCTGATAAAGATTTTTTCAAAACGAGAAGTTCGTAAACTTTATCGTCTTTGTGTAATTCTGCGTACCTTTCTGCTTTATCCTGTGTGTATCCATGTCTTTCGACGAGTAATTCCTGTATTTGAGATAGTATATAAGCCTTGGACTTCATTATTTAATAGAGAAGGTTTTTCTATTAACAGAAGTTACACACGCGTAAAATTCTGGGTTATTGAGTACATTTTTAACTATACGATCCCACTGTTTTTTCGTGTTAAATTCCGATAAGGTTTCAAAATTCATAAAATCATTTTCATCATGGGTCCTTTTAATGGGTAATTTTTGTATTTTTTTTAAATTTGTTTTTTGTTTTTCATCGTTAAACTTCTTAACGAGATCATTTTGTTCCTGTTGCGTATAATTTACGAAAAATATGAAGACGTTATATTCTAAATCTACACCCGGACTTTCTTTTACTACAAACTTGAAGTCTGTATATTCGCCTTTCTTTAGATTGACAACACCTCTCGTTTCTTCGTCTAATTCTCGTAAGGCACATCTAATAGGATTAGGTATTTCTTTTCTTCTACACCCTCCGGTGACGAAAATCCAATCTTTGAATCGTCGGTCTCGGACAGTCAGGAACTTTGGTTTAGAACCCGTAAACATTACGGGAATGGCTATAGCTTTATATTTTTTCATTGCGCGATTGCAAGTTATAATTGAGCGAGATGATTATTCTGAAGATTCTTCTTCGCTATCTTGATTTTCTTCACTGTCTTCATCAACTTGGGTTTCTTTTGGTGTATCTTTTTGTTCAATTTTTTGCACTGGTCCTGGGACTCTAACGGGTGTTATTTGGGACAAAAATGAAGATATTTTTCCATTCATTCCTTTAACACTTTCCATTTCTTCCCTGGTCGTTTTAAGCTCTTTATACATATAAATAGATGCTGCTATACACATTATGATAGCAACAATTATGGCGGTTTCACGGTCGAATGTAAACATTTTATAGTAAAATAGAAACTCATGTTTTTAAGTTCGTATAATCGCACCCATGTGTACACCGTCTTCTTTTGGACACTCGTATCCCATTTGAGCAAATTGAATCTCCTGGTAATGTCCATCTTTACACTCCGCATTTTGTACGGGTTCTTCGTGTTTAGAGTTAATGAGATGATTCAAAGTTCCGGATTTAGGATCGTAAGTTATAATAAAAATGAAAGCTAGTAAAAAAACTAATTGCCAGAACATTTATAATAAGTGGCTAAATTAAATTAGTTCGAGTACATCAAACCACCCATACCGTTTTCGATACGGAGGATATTGTAACCAACGGCATACATATTACCCGTGAAGGTGTTAGTATCTTGAATAAATCTCGCAGAATCGAGTCTACTAAAGTTGAGTGTACCTGTTGGTTGGATTTTGGCCGTGTCAATACAGAATGGTTGTAAAAATTTATTATCTGCGTCGTCATCGACATTCGAGTTTGGACAGTGGAAATAAACTGGGGCTTGTGTAAAGTGTGGTTTGGCGACCTTAAAGTCAGAAACGTCCGTACCGTTAATTTGGAGTTTGATAGAACCAGAGGAGACGCAATTTAAAGTAGCTATTTTACCATTAGAGTCCACCTGAGTACCGGCAATAAACTTAACTGGATGGTTCAACGGGAGTTCTTGAACCTTACTGTTGGATGCGACAATAGAAGTTGTTTGTGTGATGAGCATGTTTTGTGGTGTAGACGATAAAACCGTGCGTTCATCTGTATCGAGGTGGATGAACTGGGTGTATACTTCTGGGTTAGCAACTACAGTTTCGCCCCACGTAATTCTTAATTCAACATCGTGGTATTGGAGCGCGACCAATGGGATCGCAGATTGGGCGTTTTCGCAAAACGAAAACCTGAGTGGGTAAAACCCTCGGGACGGTGTTTCGGCAGAAGAAATAAGACCACCTGCTTTGGTACTACCTTGCGAAAGGGCCCATGGGGCGACGTATTGGGAGAATGCAGCATCTTGTGTGTCGATGACTTGACCACCGATCAAAAGTTCAACTTTTGAAATGGATTTCCACCAAGCTCCAGATGCTGTAGAAGTACCAGCCCTTGGTGAAATGTAGACGTAGCCGAGCATATCACCTTTACGCTCGAACCTGATGGTAGACATACCATTAGCGACTGGGTTGCCCTGGATAGTTTGTCTTTCGACAGTTTGGGCAAAGTTTGTGTGACGTTTATAGTTAGACCTAAAAAAGGAAACTTCGGGTTGACCGACGAGGTGCGCATCTTGGGCACCGATTGCAACGAGTTGAGCAATACCTCCAGACATATTTTATATTATACTAAGGTTTTTTATTTTTAAGCCCATGTATAATATGAAAGATTCTATAAAAACGAATTACGCTGCTGTAAACGCGATCGCGTTCATGTATATTTTTTCCGCACTGGGTGCGCCAATTTTGGATACGGTCAAAAGACCATGACCGTTCTGGGCTATGGAAACATCGGTCGTAAATGCTATAAAATCGATACCAGATGTTATCGTTTTTAAGACTTTTCTATCTGATCCCGATGCTAAGAGTGGTACAACGACCTGACCCCCGCTTGGTAAATCTGATATAGAAAGTTCGGCGACGTCTGCGTCTATAGACGTGAGTGGAGCTGTACCGTAACTTTTGTTTTTACAATCTATCGTGAGTGTACCTGTTCCTGTTGTAAACGAAGAGGCAATTTGTGTGTTTGTAAGCTGGAGGTTTTGTGACGTAACGTTACCTGTTATTGTTGTATCTACACCTACGAATATGTTACCAGTTACATTTACATTTGATCCAATACTAATACTTTTTGACGTCGTAAAGTTATTATCACCGTACGAAGCGTGTGGCCCTGTAAACTGTATAACGTTTGATGTAACATTTGCACCCACACCCGCACTCGCAACATCATCCAAATTGAACGGTGACGCGGCGACGTTTAATCCACCTATTGTAATATTAGTGGCCGAGACGTTACCGGTAACCGTGAGTACGTTAGACCCGTACGTGTTTATGGTAAGGTTTGATTCACCGGTAGGTCCTGCCCAAGCAGATGGACCAATACTGACGTTCGCATGTATACCCGTACCTTCCTCGTGTGTAAATGCCATGGTCGAACCACCTTGCCCCCCTGAATCGTAAATCTCACCTGTTAAGTGATTAATCGCTAAAACGTTCTTTGACGATGTTCCTCCACCGACAACTTCCGGATCGACCTCAATAGCGTTAATTATTTTTAGTGGGCTTTTATTGGTAGATGTACCTGCGGTCGATTCAAATATAATATCGGTTGCGAAATCGATTTTTTTCGTAGCCGCGATTGTAATATCACCTGATGCTGTTAAACTGACACCTGTATTTGTGAACTGGATTGTGTTTGATGTGA